GATTTGAATCTATGCCCAATTAACAACCGTCAGGGAATTGTAATTGATGGTGAAGGTTCAAAGGTTATTTGCAAAGACTAATTTGAAAATTCCTATTTGTCAATCTACAAGTAACTCATTTTCATTCAACCACCAGGGAGAAATCCCCGGTGGTATTTTTATGCCCGGAAGGAGGTGACGTTCGTGATTCCAGTTCTATACCCACCCAACACCACGGATTTCTCTACCTTCGGCCGTGGCGTGCTGACGGATACCGTCTCCTGTGAGGTGACCGAGGAGCGAAACGGTGTGTTTGAATGTCTGCTGAAATATCCCGTGAGCGGTCAGCACTACGGGCTTATCACCAAGGAGTGCATCGTCAAGGCAAAACCTAACGACACCGCCGCAGACCAGGCGTTCCGCATTTATCGCATCACGAAACCATTGAACGGCATCGTCACCATCTACGGTCAGCACATTTCTTATGACCTTGCCAACGTGCCGGTGCTGCCTTTTTCGACCGAGAGTCGCTCTCCTCAGCTCATTCTCTTGCAGCTCCTTGCCGGAGATACACGCTTCACGGGCCGGACGGACTACTCGGATGCAAAGGCATTTTCCGTCACGCAGCCGAAAAGCGTCCGTGCCTGCCTCGGAGGTACGGAAGGCTCCATGCTCTCCAAATGGCACGGTGAATTTGAGTGGGACAACTTCACGGTAAAGTTCCATTCACACCGTGGGCAGAAAACCGGTGTGGTCATTGAGTACGGCAAGAACCTCACCGCATTGGAACAGGACGAGGACAACAGCGGTGTGTATACTGCACTGCTCCCGTATGCCGTGTACACCCCGGAAGGCTCGGACACCGAAACGGTGGTCACGCTGCCGGAGGTAACGCTTCCTATTGTGACCTCGGAGATCATCCGGGCGAAAACGCTCATCATGGATTTCTCCGACCAATTTGACGGAGTTGTAACCGAGGATGCCCTCAGAGCCAAAGCCAACAGCTACATCAAAGCTAATCCGCTGGGAGCGACTATCCCCACGGTGAAGGTGTCCTTTGAACCGCTCTGGAAACAGCCGGAGTATTCGGCACTCTTGGAGCGGGTCAATCTCTGCGATACCGTCACCATCCGGCACTCGCTTCTGGGCGTCAGCGTGTCGGCTACTGTCATTGAAACCGTATACGACACCCTTGCCGAGCGGTACAAGAGTATTTCCCTCGGTCAGAGCAAGTCCAGTATGATCACCACCATTTCCGAGGTGCAGTCAACGGTGGATAAAGTGGAATCCACGGTGGGACGCTTTCCGAAGCTGCTCCAAACCGCCATCGGCAAAGCCACCGGGCTTATCATCGGCCAGAGCGGCGGCTATGTGGTCATTCACACCAGCGAGGAAAACGGACAGCCCTATGAACTGCTCATTCTGGACGCTCCCTCTATTGACGAAGCCGTGAATGTCTGGCGGTGGAATGTGGGCGGTCTGGGCTTTTCCCATAACGGCTACAACGGTCCCTATGAAACCGCCATCACGGCGGACGGTCAGATCGTTGCAGACTTCATCACTTCCGGCTCTTTGGTGGCAAACATCATCAAGGCCGGTGTCATTCAGTCGCAGGATGGCTCGTCATGGTGGGATTTGGAGAGCGGCGAAGTCGTGCTTCGTGCCTACGCCACCAGCAAGGAGGTCACAGAGGTCAGCGACCGCATTACCACCATCGAGGAGCAGAAAATGCTCCGGCTCGTCATCATCTCGTCCAACGGGAACATCTTCAAAAACGGCAATGTGAAAACGCTGCTTTCCGCCAAGGTGTACTCGTGGGATGAGGACATCACCGACACGCTGGATGCCAACCAATTTGTCTGGACAAGAGTGTCGGAGGATACAGAGGCGGACAAGGTCTGGAATGAACGGCATTTTGGCGGCGCAAAGTCCGTTGTTATCACCGGTGCGGATGTCAAAGTCCGCGCCACTTTTTATTGTGACCTCATCGACACTACGACCAGGCAGAGCCTGTTATAACGGAGGAATTCACTATGGCAACCGCAGAACCCACAACAGAAACCGGCACAGTGTCCGGTTCAGATACAACAACTTCAAAGGAGGCTTCTCACATGAGCAAAGCACAAGGCCAGTTTACCATTATCGACTATAATGACGCACTGACGCTGACGGGGTACATCGGCTCAAACCTCGCCAAGACTCAGATGTATAACCCCGACAACGGCAGTTACACCCCCGACTGGAAAACGAAGAACCTCGTTCTGACACCCAGTCTGTATGTCATCGGCACCACCGCCGACCAGATCGCCACCGCCAATGTCACCTCGGTCAAGTGGTATGTGGGCGACAGCAACACCGCCATCACCGCAGGCACGAACTACGCCCTCAGCGGTGCCAAGAGCCACATCCTCACGGTCAAGGCAAATGTCATGGCGGAGCTGCCCGGTATCGACTACCGCTGCGTCATCACCTACAAGGACGAAAGCACCGGACTGTCGCTGACCCATCCGCTGACCATTTCCTTCTCCCGTGTGGTCAACGGTTCCGGCATCGTCGACCTGCTGGTCACCACACCCAACGGAAATGTGTTCAAGAATGAGGAGGTCGTCAGTCTGACCGCCAAGGCCGAGCTGTGGCGCGGCTCTACGGTAGACACCACCAAGGTCAGCTACAAGTGGGCGGTCATGGATACTTCCGTCACCGCTACTTCTTCCACCGGCTATGATGCAGACTTCGGCATCGGCTGGCGCAAGCTCTCGGATACCGCCGACAAATACACCGGCACGGCCACCAATACCCTCACGGTCTACGCTGCAGCGGTGGACAGCTACGCTGTGTTCAAGTGCTGTGCCCAGGACACGGATTCCGCATCCGCTTCTTATAACACGAAGTTTTTCGATGTGGCGACCTTCATCGACAACTCCGACCCGTTGCAGATCATCGTCACCTCCACGGGCGGCGATGTGTTCAAGAACGGTCAGGGCACGACCGTGCTGACTGCCGTCTGCTATCAGGCGGGCTCAGAGGTGGATGCGGCCGGAAACGGCAGTTACACATGGACAAAGTACAACAAGGATGGCGCAATCGACACCTCTTGGGGAACCAACGGCAGCAAGACCGGTAAGACTCTGTCGGTGTCCAGCGCCGATGTGGATACCAAGGCAACCTTCATGGTCGTTGTGGCGCTTTAAGGAGGTGGTGAGATGATCGCATCGGCACAGTTCACGATTATCAGTCTCTGCGATGTGGTCACCTCGGGCACGCCGCCGGAGAACCCCTATGAGGGGCAGCTCTGGGTGGATACCTCCGTGACCCCGCCGGAAACGAAAATATGGGACGGAAATGAATGGGTGGTGCAGAACGACATTGAAACGATCCGCACCACCATTTCCATTCTGACCGAGAAGGACGCACAGTTTCAGCAGACCATCGACGGGCTGAACAGCTATGTGGCGACCCTCACTGAAGCCGTGGAAACGGTGTCTAACGACCAGGGCGTCCTGGAGGAACGGGTGCTGAATTCCGAAAGTCGTGTTTCGGAACTGGAACACACGGTGGACGGGCTGTCCGTCACCATGCAGGAGCAGTATATCGGCGGCATCAACTATGTGCAGAACTCCTCCGGGCTGAACGGCATTACAGACGACTGGAGCTATTCCGGCACCGTGAAAACGGATGCCTCCACAGACACGCAGAACAACACCGTTTCCGACTCCTGCTTTGTGCTGGGAGCTTACTCCTCGTTGTCGCAGTACATCCGAGGCGTGGTTCCCGGCACTTATACGATCTCAGTCCGGGCAAAGAAAACCTCGACCATGTCCGGGTATTTCTATGTGACCTACAACGGGAACAAAACCAAATATCTGTTCAATAAGTCCACGACATTTGACTGGACGGATTTCACCGTAACGCTCACCGATGTGACCGATCCCACCCTGCGCATCTACTGCTACAGCCGGGACACCTCCATCTATCTCGCTGACATCATGATCTCCGAAGGAGCGATTCCGCGAAAGTGGACGCCCGCCCCCAACGAGATCTACACGCAGGAGGTCAAGATCGACAAGCGCGGCATTGAGGTGTCCAACAGCGCATCGTCCCAGCGGACAGTTATCACCAACACGGAATTCGCAGGCTATTACAACGATGAGGTCATTTTTACCCTGAATAAAGACGAAACCCAGACCAAGAAAACCACGGTGGACGGCGAGCTGACCGTCGGCAAGACGAAATTCGTTCCCATGCCAACGGCATCCGAGGGGCTGAACATCGTTATTCTGGACTAAGGAGGCAGGCTTAATGGCATTAAGCGGATCTTTTTCAAACTACCCGGTCAGCAAATTCGGGCTTTACTGCGAGTGGAGCGGAAGTCAGAGCGTCGCAGGCAACTATACCGATGTGACGCTGAATGTATACTTACAGTTCTATACGCTGTCAGTCGGCGCACGCTCCGATTCCACGATTTCTATCAACGGCACAAGCGAGACCTATACCGTACCGGCAATCAACGACATGAGTTCAAAAAGCTGGCATCTGGTACATCTGAAGACAAAGACCGTCCGCGTATATCACAATGCGAACGGTACGAAAACAGGTGTGGTGCTATCGGCTTCGTGGCGTTTTTCCGGCACATACTCCGGCGTTTCCATCGGAACGATAACAGCCTCTGCTACGGTTGACCTGAACTCCATCGACCGCAATGCGCCGACGGTCACTTTCACAACCTCAAATATTACGGCAAACGGTTTCAAAATCTCCGCAAGCTCCACCGCCACGGCGGATATCTGGCAGTACAGTGTAAACGGCGGCTCGACCTGGACGCAGTTTTCTACCACGGCAGGAACGAGTGCATCGGTCACGCTGTCTTCACTCTCTCCGAACACCAGCTATACGGTCAAGGTCAGGGTTAGACGGCAATACAACCAGGTCTACGGCACCTCCGGCAGTTCCACGGTGAAAACGCTTGGCGGTGCTATTCTGAACAGCGTGAATACGGTGACAGCGGATGCGGCAACAGTGAGCATTACGCTCAATGTGACCGTGTACGAGGCGTCCTACAGTAACACGCTGGCAATCAAGAACGGCAGTACCACAATTTTGACAATTTCCGGGCTTTCCTGGTCGAAGGGCACTGCTAACCGCACGGTCACGCTGACATCGGCGCAGAGAACAACGCTGCTGAACGCTATGGCGTCATTGAAATCCTTTACCGGCACCTTTGCGGTATCGTCCTTCAGCGGCTCTACGCAGATTGGCAGTACTTCCAGCAAGACCGCCACCGTGCAGACCACGGCGGCAAACTCCGGTCCCACGCTGAACGGCTTTACCTACGAGGACAGTTACTCGACCACCAAGAACCTAACCGGGAACAATCAGCTGTTCGTGCAGAGCTATTCCACGCTGAAGGTCACGCCGGGAACGGCAACTGCAAAAAGCGGTGCCAGTATTTCCAACTACACAGCTTCCTGCAACGGGCTGTCATCCTCTAACACTACCGGCTCTGCCTTATCTGTTGGAAAGATCGCCAAGTCCGGCAGCGTAACGGTCACGCTCACGGTCACGGACTCCCGCGGTTATACCGCCAGCGTTTCTCAAACTATTACGGTCATCCCATACACCAAGCCGAAAATATCCTCGATAACGCTCCGGCGAACCAACGATATCGAAGCGGAAATGCAGCTCAAATTCAGTGGCTCTATTTCTGCTGTGACCGTAGACGGGACGCAGAAAAACAGCGTGGTTTATGTGCGGTATCGTTACAAGAAAACCAGTGAGAGCAGCTACGGCAGCTACACCAGCATCTATTCCGGCACGACAAAAAGCGGAACCTCTTTCAGCTACTCCAATTTGGAACTGTGCAATCTGGATGCCAACAGTTCCTACGACTTCCATTTGCAGATCCAAGACAAGCTCTATTCTTTGAGCAGTCTGGATCTGTATTTTACTGTCCCGCAGGGTACACCGCTCATTGCGCTTCGGAAAAAGAAGGTCGGCATCAACACGCCGGAGCCACAAGCCATGCTGGATGTTGCCGGGGATATGCGTGTTGATGGCTCACCCCTCGCAGATTTTGTCATTCAGCAAGGGGCAAGCGGCATCTGGAATTACCGCAAATGGAAAAGCGGTACAGCGGAATGTTGGGGTCAGTATTCCTTTACGACCGCCATTTCGACGGCATGGGGCGTGCTCTATGAGAGCGGCGCAATTGCGCTCCCTAATTTTCCGTTTACCTTCGCGGAAATTCCCCATGTCCATATCTCCACGGAGAACAGCAACTACGCCATGTTTGTGGAGCGTGGCAGTTCAAGTAGCTGGTCTACAACGACCAACCCTGGAAAGATATTTGCCGTAAGGCCAAACACAGTACCTTCGGCAACCTACAAAATATCGATTTATGCTATCGGAAAAGTGTGACGCTCACCAGTGTCACTTTTTTCATACCCATTTTCAAATTCAAAGGAGGACAAACAACATGAAAGAATTCTGGACGACCATTCAGGTGGTGTTCGCCGGAATCGGCGGCTGGCTGGGCTGGTTCTTGGGAGGATGTGACGGCTTGCTTTATGCGCTTCTGGCTTTCGTAGTCATCGACTACATCACCGGCATCATGTGCGCCGTGATAGACAAGAAGCTGTCCTCTGCCGTGGGCTTCAAGGGCATCTTCAAGAAGGTGCTCATTTTCGCTCTGGTCGGTGTGGGACACCTTCTCGACACCCGCGTCATCGGCAGCGGCTCGGTACTGCGCACGGCCGTCATCTTCTTCTACCTTTCCAACGAGGGCGTATCGCTCCTCGAAAATGCGACCTATCTGGGTCTGCCCATTCCGCAGAAGCTGAAATCCGTCCTGGAACAGCTTCATGACCGCAGCGAAAAGGAGGAAAACTGATATGGCTTACACGAACAGTTCCATGGTGTCCTACACCAAACTCAGCCCGAACCATTCCGGGCAGCGCACCCACAGCATTGACCGTATCACGCCCCACTGCGTGGTGGGTCAGTGCTCGGTGGAAACGCTGGGCAACATTTTTTATCCCACTTCACGTCAGGCAAGCTGCAACTACGGCATCGGGCCGGACGGCAGGGTTGGTATGTATGTGGAGGAGAAGAACCGCAGCTGGTGTTCTTCTTCCAACGCCAACGACCAGAGAGCCGTCACCATCGAGTGCGCTTCCGACACCACCGAGCCGTATGCGTTCAAGGATATCGTCTACCGGACGCTCATCAAACTCTGCGTTGATATCTGCAAGCGCAACGGCAAAACCAAGCTGCTCTGGCTTGGAGACAAAACGAAAACGCTGAACTACACGCCGAAATCCAACGAGATGGTGTTGACCGTCCACAGGTGGTTCGCCAACAAGTCCTGCCCCGGCAACTGGATGTATTCCCGCATGGGCGACCTTGCCGAAAAGGTCACGGCACAGCTGGGCGGCGAGACGAAGCCTGCCGAACTTGCAAAACCGACCACCTCTTCCATCAAGGCGGGTGACCTCGTGAAAATCACCGGCACGAAGTATTACGGAGGACAGACGATTCCGTCCTGGGTCAAGGGAAAAAACTGGTTCGTTCACAGCGTGTCCGGCGACCGTGCGGTCATCAACAAAAGCGAGGACGGCAAAAATGCCATTATGTCCCCGGTGAAGGTGTCCGATCTGGCGCTTGTCACCTCAAAGCCTGCGGAAACCTACCGCATTCATACCGTGGTGCATGGGGATACCCTCTGGGCGATTGCAAAAAAGCACCTCGGCAACGGCAGCCGCTACAAGGAGATCGTCAGCCTGAACGGGCTGAAATCCAATGTCATTTACAGCGGCATGAAGCTGAAAATCCCGAATAAGTAATCTTAACCAACGCCCTCTACGGAAATGAATCCGCAGAGGGCGTTATTTTTTTTGCGCCAGTTTTAAGGTCGCAAGGAAGTACGCATTTTCAGGGATACCGCGTTTGCGGGCTTAAACGCCCAAAAGGTGCGGCCTTAAACATTGAAACTCTTTGGAGGTTCACACAGCTCCCGCAACGTTTTTTTCTGAAAAACCTTAAGATTTTGCATTTTCGTGAGCTACCTGTAGGAGGTGGTTTTCATGACCAACGAACAGAAAGAGAAAATCATCCGCTTCCGCAGACAGGGACTCGGATATGCCGACATAGGGCGGGAACTTGGAATTTCCCGGGATACCGTCAAGAGCTTCTGCCGCAGGAACGGTCTGATGATTTCGGACAGCAGACCCGCCGATGCTACAGACAGATGCAGGGAGTGCGGCAAGCCCCTCATACAGCGGGAGAAAACGAAACGGCGGATATTCTGCTGCAAAGCTTGCCGCGAGAAGTGGTGGACGGAACACGCCGACAGGGTCGACCGCAAGTCGATTTACACCTTTATCTGTGCCGGATGCGGAAAGACATTCACCGCCTATGGGAACAGAAACCGAAAATATTGCTCCCACGGCTGTTACATCCGGGACAGATTCGGAGGAGGCCACAGATGAGTGAGAAGCAGTTTCAGGCAGAAAAGCTCTATTACATCTCCCTTTCCATCGCGAAATCCATGCTTGAAAGGGGCGTTATCGACCGGGAAGTATTCGCCATAATTGATACAAAACTGCTTGAAAAATACCGCCCGATTTCGGCTACATTATTATCCGGAAAGCCCTTGACTTATTAGGCTTTCAGAGTGATGTATAGTAGCGAAAGGAAGTGATTTTATGGCGAAAATCAGCAGGATCGGCCCGATAACACAGGCGCCTGCAAAGCGAAAGAAGGTCGCCGCCTATGCCCGTGTTTCAAAGAATACCGAGCGGCTGCTGCACTCCGTTTCCGCGCAGGTCAGCTACTACAGCAAGTTGATACAGGGCAATCCGGAATGGGAGTATGCCGGCGTATATGCCGATTGCGGCATCAGCGGGACCGGCATCCGCGAGCGTGATGAATTCCGGCATCTGCTTGCGGACTGTGAAGCAGGGAAAATCGACATTGTGCTTACCAAGAGCATATCCCGATTTGCCAGAAATACCGTTGACCTTTTGGCTGCGGTGCGCCGTCTGAAGGAACTTGGCGTAGAGGTGCGGTTCGAGAAGGAGCACATCAGCTCCTTCACCGGAGACGGAGAGCTGATGCTGACCATCCTGGCATCCTTTGCGCAGGAGGAGAGCCGCTCCATCTCGGAGAACTGCAAATGGGGTATCCGCAAAAGATTCCGGTCGGGCGAGATCGGTACGGCGAACAAGCATCTGATCGGCTATCGGTACGATGAGGAGAAAAAACGCTATCTTGTCGTGCCGGAGGAAGCGGAGATGATACGCCGTATGTTTCGGATGTATTTGGACGGTCTGTCTTTGAGAATAATTGCGGGGACGATGAACGAGGCGGGTTACCGCTCCGTTAACGGAAAGCTGTTTCAGGAAGCCTCGGTCAGACAGCTTCTCCAAAACGATGTCTACGCCGGCATCATACGCAGGCAGAAATCCTATATTGCAGACCCCATCACGGGCAAAAAGGTCATAAATGACGGGGTTCTTCCCCAATATGTTATCAGGGACGCACATGAAGCTATCCTGGACAGGGAGGCCTATGAGCAGGTACTTGCAGAGCACCAGCGGCGCAAGACCATGCAGAATCCGACCTACCCATTCACAAGGAAGCTGCGGTGCGGCATCTGCGGCCGTCTGTTTAGCCGGAAAAAGTGCATGGTCAAGGGCAAAACCTATGTCCACTGGATTTGCCGGAGCAAAAAAGAGGTCGGCACGACCTGCTGCTCTGTCAATTTCAGTGAGGCCGAACTGGAGCGGATTTCGGCACAGATAATGGATCTTGCGGAATTTGACGCTGCGGAATTCGAAAAAGCCGTAAAACAGATTACGGTGGAAAGGGACGGAAGCCTTATGTACGACTTTTACGAAGGGAGGACGGAAATGTGGCAAAGAGCGTAACGACAATACCCGCCACAAGAAACAGGTTCACGGCTAATCCGATAAGCAGTGAAAAGAAACGCCGCGTAGCCGGATATGCCCGCGTCTCCACGGACATGGAGGACCAGCAGACAAGCTACGCCGCGCAGTGCGACTACTACACACAGTACATCCAGAGCCGCGACGACTGGGAGTTCGTCGGACTGTATTCGGACGAAGGCATCACCGCCTGCAACACCTTCAAGCGTGAAGGTTTCAACAGAATGATCGCGGATGCGCTGGCGGGGAGAATCGACCTCATTATCACAAAGAGCGTGAGCCGCTTTGCGAGAAACACAGTGGACAGTCTCTCCACCATCCGAAAGCTGAAGGACAACGGCTGCGAATGCTATTTCCAGAAAGAAAACATTTGGACCTTCGACTCCAAGGGTGAGCTGCTCATTACCATCATGTCAAGCCTTGCGCAGGAAGAGAGCCGCTCCATTTCCGAGAACTGCACCTGGGGCTGGCGCAAGCGGTGCGCTGACGGAAAGGTCACGGTTCCTTTCGGAAGATTCCTCGGCTACGACCGGGGCGAGGACGGCAATCTTGTGGTGAATGAGGAACAGGCGAAAATCGTCCGAAAAATCTACGGACATTTCCTGCAGGGCAGATCGCCGCACTGCATCGCCAAATTGCTGACGGAGGAAGGGATACCTACGCCGGGCGGTAAGAAGGTCTGGGGCAAGGCTGTGGTACAGTCCATTCTTACCAACGAGAAGTACAAGGGAGACGCACTTTTACAGAAGGTCTACACTACAGACTTTCTCACCAAGAAGAAAAAGAAGAACGAAGGCGAGGTGCCGCAGTACTATGTGGAGGGAAACCACGAGGCGATCATCGAGCCTGAAATATTCGACCGTGTACAGATTCTGATGCAGGCCCGGCTGCCCGGAAAAAACCGCAGAAGCAGCGTCAGCATCTTCTCCGGCAAAATACGGTGCGGGGACTGCGGCGGCTGGTATGGTTCAAAGATCTGGCATTCCAACGATAAGTACAGAAGGGTCATATGGCAGTGCAACCACAAGTACGACGGTGACAGCAAATGCTCAACGCCGCACCTGGAGGAAGATACCATCAAACAGATTTTCATAACGGCACTGAGCATCCTCGAAAAAGAGCGTGACACTGTCATCGCTGGCTTTGAAGAGATCAGGGACACCGCTTTTTCAACCGATGCGCTCGAAGCGGAAACTGAGGTGTTGACCCAAGAGGTGAACACGGTCGCAGAACTGATAGAAAAGTGCATTGACGAGAATGCACATATCGCACAGAACCAGACCGAATACGAAAAACGCTACAATGCTCTTGTTCGGCGCTTCGATGCGGCGCGGGCAGCTCTGGACGAAACACAGGCGGCACTCGCCAAGCGACGGGCACAGCGGCTGATGATGGAGCATTTTCTGGAAACGCTACGCTCTCTGCCGGGGCAGGTAGAGATTTTCGATGAGGACGCATGGCTCGCCCTGTGCGACCACATCACGGTTTACGGCAAAAATGACATTCGAGTAACCTTTCAGAACGGCATGGAAATCGCCGTGTAAACTATGAAAGGCAGGAATGCACTCCGCTGAAAAAGTGGGGTGCATTTTTTGTTTTTTGTCTGTGAAAGGCACACTTTTGAACCCGTCCGAACCGTTTTGAACCCGCAGGAGAGGATTAATGTATTTGTATCATTCTGCAGCTGAACATATCTGCATAGATTCCGGTGAATTCCCAATCCGGGTTCTTCTGAATATATTCTGTATAGTGTTCTACCTGAGCTTCATAGCTGGTAGCCTGCTCATCGCTGTCTGTACTGACACGGCAGTACGCTGCGACTCGGAGCTTCGGTTTTTCTTCTTCCTTCTTGCGAGCGTTACTTCCAACTTGGCGTCTCGCAGGAATCAGCATTACATTTCCCATTATTGACTCTCACTTTCTATGAGGCTGTACAGGTATTCCGCTTGTCTGACGGGGTTATCATGTAAGGCAACATCGTCTTTCATATAAAAGTGGGTAGGTATCTGTATTTCCCTCATTTGTGTTTTCTTATTATTCCGTCCGAGCTTAGTGGCCCGGCGTATACGCTCTTCTTGCACTTTCTGGTAAGTATCCTTATCAATGATAGCTGGGTAGAAGTCATCACCAAGATAATGGGCTGTTTCCATCAATCGCTTAGCGGTTCCATGATAGGTTGGAATTCCTGCTTCTGCAGCTGCCTTCGATAAGGACATACCACTCAAATAATTCTTATAGAGCTGTCGGAGCTTAGTGGCAGCAGGTTTATCAATGACGGCAGTGCCGTTTTCAATCCGATAGCCAAAGGGTGTGTGCCCCATTTAATCACCAATCCTTTCTGTGAATGTCAGTCCACATTTCATAACAAATCGAATTTCATGTCGGCTTGCTACTTCGATGTGGTCTGCGTAGCTTTCAAAAAGCTCCTCACTGTAGGCCGTAAGCATATCGGCATGAGACACAAAGTGGAGCAATAGGTTTGTTTCCGTAACCTTTGCCGAGTCACCGGTCATGCAGATGGTGATAGCTTCAATATCAGAGCGGTAAGTCTCTGCCTGCAGGAGGAGGGCATTTGTTTCTCGATTGTATAAAATCTGGTCAATATAGCCTTGTGCCATCAGCTTTGTCAGGGTTTCTCGCTGCTCGCTATTCTGGGCCAGAAGAAGCTCCAAGTGTTGAATGCGTTGGATAGCTTCGTCGCCAGAGGAATTTTCAAGGGCTTTCAGATAAGGAGCAAGTATCAGGCGATGTCCGTAGATTAGCTTGTTCAGCATCGTTACGAAAGCGGCCTTTATCTCATCATCTCGGATGTACTTCATGCTACAAGCGGTTGTGTCCTTCAAGTGTGTATTGCAGGTCCAAGCTACATATTTATAGGTAGTACAAGGATGAATCCTGCGCTTGAAGGTGTCGCCACATTCTCCGCAAATGATTTTTCCTGAGAATGCGTAGCGTTGCTGGTATTTACCATTGCCTTTTTCGATACCTTTCTCAGCAGCTCTTTGTGCGACCAGTGCATTGGCAGCGTCAAAATCCTCATGGCTGATAATCGCTTCATGGTGGTCTGGAGCCATGTACTGGTCAACCTCACCATAATTGATGTGACGATTAAAGTTCTCATCGGTATAGGTCTTCTGAAAAATAACATCACCGGTATATTTCTCATTGGCAAGGATAGCTCGAATGGTAGTAGCGGTCCATTTGCTGTTTTTCTTGGACGCAATACCATCTGCATTCAATTCATCAGCAATAGCCTGAGTTCCTTTGCCGGAAAGGACATCAGCAAATATCCTTTTTACAATTTTAGCCTGCTCTGGATTGACGACTATGTTCTCGCCATTCCAATCGTAGCCGTAAGGTGTATAGCTGAGCTTGAAGGTTCCGTTCTGGAAGCGGCGTTTAATGGACCACTTGGCGTTTTCTGAAATGGAAGTGGATTCGCCTTCAGCCATACTACTGAGAATGGCAAGGAAGAGCTCGCTTTCCATTGAACCGGTGTTTATATTTTCCTTCTCAAAGAAAAGCGGAATATCTAAGCTCTGCAGTTTTCTTACAAGTGCCAAGCAGTCAGTCGTGTTTCGAGAAAAGCGGCTGATAGATTTTGTAATAACAAAGTCGATTTTCTTTGCTTCACAATCTGATATCAAGCGAAGTAACTCCGGACGTTTTTCAGCCTTGGTTCCTGTGATACCTTCATCGAAGTAGAGACCGGCGAACTGCCAATCCTCACGGGAATTGATGTATCGCTCATAATGGGTTTTCTGTGCTTCCAGACTTTCCAGCTGAGCATCACTGCCTGTTGAAACACGGCAGTAGGCAGCGACTCTGAGTTTCTTTTTTATGGTGATGTTATTCTGTGCACCTTCGATTTTTGTTACCTTCTTCACGGTAGTTCACCTCCCTTCGTTAGTGTCACATATTAGCTCTGAAAGCCTTATATATCAACGGATTTCGGGCATAATCTCCACCCAAAATGGAGAGAATGTCTCACGATTTTTCAGCGATAATTTGTTGAACTCTGACAAGGAAATAAGTCCAAGCTCTAGCATGTTTTCAGCCACTTTCTGCGCCTGAAAGAAGTTATAATCCTGTTCGATATCGGCCTGCTGGATGGGCTTAGGAGCAGCAGAAACCGGAATTGATGTTGTGATATTCTCTTGCATAATTGCCTCCAATCTGAGGAAGTTCCTCACTACTAAATGGAGGCGAGATAGCGGTTTGGCCGAAAAAAGATAAAATTATCTGCCTCCACTATCCAATGGAGGTGAAGTGAGCTTTTGAGCCATCAAAAATAAAAAAAGAGGGCCTGCAGGAGAAAACTCCAACAGACCCTGTGAAAAGGTGTGCCTTATAACTTCTTTGCAAAGTCCAGAGAAATCCATCCAGCTCCGGATTTGAGCTTGCCCCAAAGAGTAGCGCCTGCTCCCTTGGACTCCTGAACAATGGTAAAGATGCCCTTGCCAGTGAACTGACCGGTTCTGTCGTAGTTGGTACCCGGACCCTTACGGATATTCAGATTGGCGATGCTGACCTGAACCTTATAGGAAGTATTCTTGGAAGGAGTGGGTGCCGGTGTGGATGCTGCCGGGTAGACAGCATTTCCAGAGGCATCAAAAACCTTGTAGCCAGAATTCTCGTCTACCTTTTTCTTGGCATTGTCCAGTACCTTATAAGCTCCAATCTGACTCTTGGCATCAGACCAAGACTTGCGTACACGGTACATCTGAGTGGTAGGAGCAGTGCTGCCGCTACCAGAAGTAGTTCCAGAAAGCTCTGCGGTAACCTTCGCAGCCAAATCTCCAAGTCTGGCATAGAGCCAGTCACCCGGACAGGACTTGTTCGCAAACCATCTGTGGACAGTAAGTACCATCTCATTAGACTTCGGTGCATAATTTAAGGTCTTGTCCTTATTGGCAAACCATAAGAGCTTCTTCTTACCGTTACGCTTGCAGATATCCACACAGAGCTTGATGAGAGATGCGTAGACTTTATCGTTCATCCAGTAAGGCTCCTTGGTATCAGAAGCGCACTCGATGGTAACGGCTCTCTGGTCGTTGGCATTGGAAGAGGAGCACCAAGAACGGTTCTTCTCCTCGATATACAAGCCGACTCTGCCGTTTTTATCGATACCGTAGTTGCTGGATGCCTGCGTAGAGGCCTTGGCAAACCAGTCACCAAGGCCTTCTGCAGTACACTGACTCACAACACAGTGAGGTGTGATGCGGTCAATGGAATGAGTTCTCTGTCCAGAATGATTTGGACTCAGTTTGGTATACGCTACCATTTTGCTGTTTGTGTAAGCCATGTTAGTTTTCCTCCTTTGCGCTTCTTTCGTGAAGCTGTTCTAATACGACCTTGATTTTTTCAGGGACCGGAAGTCCGAGACGAGCTGCGTTTTCCAGAATGCTGACACCTTCATTGGAAATGTAGAAGAAGATGACCGCTGTACGAAGAACACTGCCAGAGCCGATGACGCGAGCATCAAGAATACTGCCAATACCAACGAGCAAGAAAATCAACACCTTTCTACAGATACCTTTGAATCCGACCTCGCTGGAGAGGGTGTGATTGCTAATGGCGCACATGACGCCAGTGACATAGTCGATGGCTACAAATGCGATGAGTGCGTAGAGCAATCCATCCCAACCTCCGAGAAAGTAGCCGAGCCAGCCGCCAATGCCGGTAAAGATGAGTTGAATCGTGTTCCAGAATTCCTTCATAGTAAATTCCTCCATTTCTGAAATTTGGTATAAGAAAAGCAGCTACTATCTGATAGCTGCGGATAAAAATTAAGCAGTCCTTTTCCACATGTAGCATGTGATATAGGGCTGCAAGTTATTGTGGGCACTGCCGGAACCAGTTGCGGCAGTGGAACCAGAGATAGTGTGCGAGTGAGAACCGGCGCTGGTAGTTGTCTTGTTGCTGACAGCAGTGTAGCCGGAAGTGGCGTCGATAAGCACTCGGTTGCCACCGCTGGTACCCCATGAGGCTTTCTGGTTCTTTAAGTCATGGGTATGCCCACCAGCGCTTGCTGTTGCCAGCGTACCTTTTGCATGTGTATGGGAAGGCATCTGCGCTGTGGTCAGTGTGACAGTAGAAGCACCACCTGTTTTTTCTGCTGTTGCAAAGTTTGTGTCGTTTGCATTCACGCCGACTGGAACACGGCCCGTTCCCCAAGCCACCCAAGTGCCTCCAAAGTAAGTGGAAGGGTTGGTGTTCTTGACACTCATGTAGATACTTCCGACAGGATAAAGAGCACCTGTGAATTCCTTGATGTAATCCTTCAGCAATTTGCCGTAGACCTTTACATCCCATTTTTCAGATACCTCAAAGCAGTTGTCTGTTTCAGATACCTTACCAACGGCCACACCCTTGCCACCACTCTTAAAGTCCATGACTACCGACGCTGTAGATACGATGTCTGTGATGCTGATAGTTGAGAATGCATCCTTCAAATCATAGCGGACCTCATAGGAGGTCTCGGTGGAAATCTTACCGCCACCAAAGGTGAAGGCCGTACCGGAATTGAAGCTGGCAGAGGCATTGGTCCACGTGCTACTTCCGGCGACTCGGTAGTAGGTGGAGCGAGTCACTGTATTCTTGGAGCTGCAGGAAGCAAAGCTGTAGGATACCGTTCCTTTGATGTAGGTTCCATCATCGGTGAGTGTGCCTCCGCTGTTACAACGCTGCGAGTTGTAGGAACTAAAAGAAGGTGGACTGTAGGCGACGACAGAAATCGACACGGTTGCAGCAGCAGAGGTTTTTCCTCTGGAGTCCGTTACGGTTGCTGTGAAGGTAATCGTTCCGGATGAGTTAAGGAAGCCTGTCGTGAGTGAACTCTGTGTTCCAGAGTAGCCGCCACCACTGATACTGTAGGACTTTATAGTGGAGCCGTAGATTCCGGCTGCGCCATTTATCGTTAGCGTTGCTTTCGACTTTGACTGCACATAGATACCCCAAGCGGCAGGGACAGAGCCATCCACACGAGTAGCAGTCAGACTGCTGATGGTAGGCTTGACGGAGGAAGGAACCGTCAAAGTTAGCGTGCAGGTTTTTGTTCCAATCTTAGATGAGCCATTGTAGGTATCGCAGGTAATCGTACAAGTACCGCTTGTCGTGCTTGGTATCTGATTTGCCAGTGTGAGAGCTGGTGTCCATGATACCGAAGTGGAGGTGGTCTTTGTCGTGATGGTCCCTGTGGAATTACCAAAGGCATAGGTCAGCGTATGGGTGAAGGAGGAAGAAGCCCTTGAGATAGTAATCGTTGTGGCACTTCCCATATTCACTGAGGTGGCTGTTACCGAGGATGCTCTGGGAATGGTATTCAGCGTATGCGTTCCACTTGCTGAAACACTGACTGCATAGGTATAAACACCGGCCTCGCAACTCAGATTGAAGGATTTTGTACCATCCGAATTATGAGCGATGGTCAAAGAGCCGGAGGCAACAATGGTGCCGTTTTTCAGCTGGATACGGCTATCCGTGGACGATGAATAAACTGTAGTACCGTTGATGACAGCCTTAAATCCACCGGACATGACCCAGCCACTTGCAGAGCCAGAACCTTTGAGGGTCCATGCAATAGTTGATGTATTGTTTGCTATATTCTGATTGGACAATGTCCAAGAGAGCGTAACAGAGCGGCCTTCTTTCTGGCCGGTTGTAATACTTCCGCTGGAAGCCATAATGAATCACTCCTTTACGATGCCGGGCCTCTCCATTTGATAGAGAGGTTACCGTTACTTCTTGGGATAAAGTCAAACCATCCTCGGGTCTCATTGCCAAGGGATAGTTTGTTACGAACCTCCGCATTGGTGATGACCAAGCTGTTATTGGAGATATATGCGATTTTCTGACCGTTCTCTTTGAAGGCCAGTTCATTGTTGGAGAGCTCGGCAGTGAATGCGTTTCCGACCTTACCAAGCTCAATAAGAGCTCCTTTGAAGCGGATATATTCTTCAAGGAGCTCTTGATTGGTAGCAATATTGTCCTTAAGTTCATCTGTGATAGTGGAGAAGTCCATACGGATTTCGCTACTGTTTTGAGTAATCGTAGATTGAAAATCCTGCTGGATAGTTGCCATTTCTGAGCGTGAGATATAGTCTTCACGGACAGAGAGACGAATCTGCTCTGAGGATTTTGAAATCTCCGAATAACACTCACGCACATTTTCCTGAATGGCTGCGATGTCATCCTCGTATCCGGCAACATTCTGGAAAGAGGCCTGACAGGAAGTGATAAGTGCCATAGGACCACCTCCTAGTTGGAAACATCACACTGCAGTGTCAGCAAGCTGTCGATATCGGCAGCGGAGAGATAGATGACCTTGCCAGTCTTACCAAAGTTGACTGCGTTGCCATCCTTATCCTGTGCGTACCATTTATAGGTCAGAGACTGCTTTTCTGTTGCATCGGCCCAAGCGCTACCAGAATATTTCTGGAGCGTGACGGTCTTTGCAGAGTGACTGATTTTATACCAGAAGGCACCGGTCGAAGGATTGGAAGGTGCTGTCTCACTGATAGGGCCGAGCAGCGCATCCACTTCCTGCTGATTGGTGCGGACGATGACGTAAGGGCAGACACCACCCTGATTGTTCTTTACCGTAAAGCCTCCGATAGAAAGAAGCTCTGATACATACGGGTCAGATTTATCTTCAACTGTGATGACATCCACATAGGACTTGCCGCCATAGGTCATCGTGCAGCGGTAGGACTGAATGTTTACGATGTCGCTTCCAGATACCGTCAAGGTAGCAGAGGTCGCACCAGAGATATTTGTCCATTTGCCACCAGTGTATTTTGCCCACTGATAAGTAGCGCTGGTAATAGCAGTCGTTCCAGAATAGGCAGAGGTTGCAAGTGACAGGCTTCCGGACTGGTTCATCACGATAGTGCCGTTGGGCGCATAAACGGAGAAAACAACAGCACTGGTGCCATTACTTCCTCTGGTGGACTTCGCCCATGCAAACTTCTTCACGACTGTTTTTCCAGAGATAGTGAAGGTCAAATCAACGGTACCGTTGACAACATTCGCACCGCCGAGTGTAGCAGAGGCTGCAACAGAAAGAACGATGGAACCAGCAGCAGATGCAGTTGCCGCAGTATTGGTCTTTAGGGTCATACCAGAAGGCAGTGTTCCAACGGAGCAGGTACAGGCAGTCTGTGTGATGCCAACATATCCGGTAAACGGAATGGTAATATCAAGAGCTGCAGTTGCCGCACCAGAAGAGGAGCACGCAATGGTCTGGGCCTCATTACCGAGAATGATAGAAAGTCCGCCGGTTCCTGCTGCACCCGGAGACCCCGGAGAGCCTTTGCTGCCGTCATACATTTTGGTAATGGAAATGGTGTCATAGACATCGGCATCATCTGTAAGGAGCTTGATTTGAGCGACATTATCGACGAATACGGTGTGCGCAGGCTTTACGACGAGCGTTCCACCCGTGATGCTGGTATTGTCGGAAGTTGTCGGATAATCTGCCCATGCACCAGAGCTGTTTTTATACTGCCACTTGGAAATGGAGACACCCTGAATCTGTGCTGTCAATGTTGCCTGAGAAGCACCAACGAGCGCAGAAGAAGCATTGTACTTGAATACATAGGTATCTGCTGTCACATAGGCGAGCTTTGCGTTCTCTGCATTGCGCACCAAAGTGTAGGTAATATCCGATGTGATATTGACCGTGTTCTTGGTCTCGGAATCGTAGTAGCTGATATAGCAGATGTAGGTAATCATCCCTGTGGAAGAGGCAGCCAGCACATTGCTGTTGACCTTCAGGATTCCTCCGGTAACTTTCTCATTAGAATTCAGTGCTGTCTCAGCGCCGCTTCCGTCCTTACGTTTCCATGTGATAGTCAGACCAGAGGAGTTGAGTGCAACATTGGTCTGGTCAAGGAAAACGACCGGCGTAAGTGTAAGATTTGTGCTGGCCCAGCTTGGTGCGTAGGTGTGCGGCAGCACATTCGGGTTTTCACTCTGCGTCTTAGGCAGATTGGAAGTGATATAAGCCGACAGCTTTCGTTGGTCTGTAATGTCCACGAAGGTCTGCTGGCTGGAAGTTAAGATTGTAGGCATTTTCTGGCCCTCCTTTATACAGATACTTCACAGTAGAAGGATGCGTTATCTTGCACATCCTCTGTGGTTATGATGATTGATTTCATTCCAGTGTGGGTGGAATCCCACTGTGCATCCGACTCTTCATTACCGGATTTCCTATGCCAGACAAAAGCAGAATCCGGAAGAGTTGTAGTGATATCCTTATCCCATGAGTACACCTTGCAGGAAAGACGACTATTCTGGCCCTTGTCCTTAAAGATGCTGATGCCATCCACGATGAGCTCCGTGCGGTACATCTTAGAAGCAGCGATGCCATCCACCTTACCGGAAATACCCTCAATAGTAGCAGTCTGACCGAGCAGTTCATCCTCGATGGCTGTAAGGTCTTCATTTTGCTTTGCGGAAATCGTAGTAAGCTTGATACCGCTGGCCCCAATGGTGATGGTGTTGCCAGAAGGATTTAAGTAATCTACGGTCTTGCTCATGCAGGCGTAGCGCCCATCAATGCCATGAGGCGGAGACAGGCAGTCCACAAATTGTCTGGCGTGGATGCTGCCGATATCTGCTCCGGTGTCTGATTCGTCTACAATGGTCAGCTCCATGCTTGTGATACCGGCGATAAGTTCTGCCAGACGAGCATTGGCTTTGCGGAGCAGGTTTCCCGGAAGCGTGACATTTTCCCAGACTTCTGTTGTCCATATCCATCCGATTTCTTTTACAGTGGCATCATCGTAGATATAATTTTGACCACCATTTACAGAAGTGATGTCGATACGTTCATCGGATTCGACCTCGTTTCCTTCTTCATCGGTGGTCTTTTTCTTAGCCCCAAGTGGGATGAGAGCTGTGATGCGCTCGGTATGGTCACGGGTGATTTTGACATCCATGAGGTTTTTGCCATATTCCACAGTCTGGATAGAATGTACATTGAACTCAGCAAGGTAATCCAGAACCTTCCCGGAATCTGTGTAACGGACCATCAAGTAGCCGCCATGTGTATTGATGAGCTTACTTTTGATGGCATCCAGCGTGCAGGAATACTCAGAATTGCTGTAGCTGATATAGTCATTATTGTCCGTGACTGTGATATTCCCCAGTTTGAAACGTTTCTTTTCTTCAACGGCCTTATTGTGCACGGACAGGAAATACTCCAACATACCTTTGAGGGTCCCCTTATAGGAGAAGGGCGGCTGCTGACTATCCTTGAGATAGGCCAGAGCCGACTCACAGGTCCAAGTATGCGTATTGTAAAAATCACTGCCGTCATTTAGAGCACGGCCTTCAAATACGGTGTTGTCACCCTTTTTGCAAACAATGGTGGATGCCATCGGGTAAATGGAATCCAGATAGGGATGATTAAAAGGGGCAGATAGTGTCAGGCTATCGATGTTCTCTGCGTCCTCGGTCATCTTTGCTTCTGTAATAGCAAGCTGAGAAAGCTGCGGATGATAGAAAAGCTGACCATCAACATATATACGAAAGATACTCATAGGCGGCCCTCCCTGAAGCGGAAGGTCGTCGTACCGGTTCCTTTGATGGTGACGGTATTTCTGCCAGCTTGTAATTCAAATTCTGGAAGCGTCCAAGTGCCAGCACTGAGAGACTTTCTAAAAGTATCGCCGCTGATGCTCCAGCTAAGAGCTGTTTCTGCCGTGGTCGTGATAATAGGGACCACAGGCATAAAGTCATTTTCGATGATAAGAGTACCGGAACCAGTCAGATTAACAACCGTCTCATCAACGTGGTAACGATAGGAGTCGGCATCTTCACTGGAAATTACCAGCTGACCTTTTCCGGAGATATGGTCATATTCAGAGGTAATCTCCAAAGTTCCAATGGCATAAAGCTCAGGTTCTTCGCTGGTCGATACCTTTACGAGTTGACCGTCATAGCGGTTTGCCATTTCAGCAACCATCTGGTCATATTTTGTTCTGGTTCCCAGCATGGAAAATGTCAAAGAAAAGCTCCGAGGCTGATACGATACACGCCCCAGAGCTTCTGTATAACGAATGGGAGAATTCCTTCCCGGCACCACAATCGTATTGGTCTGCGACTGCGGCACGGGAAAGGAGATAGTTTCTCGGAGCCAGCCCATGCCAGCGACTGATGCTCCGTTTAATTTGATTTCAGGTGTCATAGACTGAGCCTCCTTTGTAATTTTTGTGCTTTACCAAGCTCACCGTCGATTGCCGGGAGCAGGTGTCCAACCAGTGTACCGTCCTCAAGGTAGATGCCCTTGCTGGAATTATCTGCGATGACCGCCAGATATTTTTCCATTGCACTGGTATTGAGATGACTAGAAATCATCGCTTCCAGCTGCTTGTAGAAACCGGCCAGAGGAAGGATTGCTTCTGCACCGGCCTCACCACCAGCCATCAAGGAAGAACCATTCATACCAAAGATGGTAGGGCTGGTCATGATACCACCTTCCTTGTACCAATCGATAGAAAGATGAGGAACAGAAGGTGGAGCAATGGAAAGTTTACCGGATACTCTAAAATGTGGCAGCTTAATGTGCGGCAGCGAAATCTTCATGCCAGAGAAAAAACCCTTGATGGCATCCACCACCCCTTTGACCTTGTTCTTTGCGGCCTCGATAGGAGTAGTGATAGCAGATTTTATGCCGTTCCATACCGAGGTGGCGGTCGATTTGATTCCATTAAAGATACTGGTGACAGTGCTCTTTACAGAATTAAATACAGTAGTGACAGTATTTTTGATTACGTTGACCGGAGTAGTGACTGCAGTTTTCACCGCATTCCATACGGTAGTCGCAGTGCTCTTGATAGCATTGAATACCGTCGTTACGACAGATTTGATGGCATTGACGACTGTGGTCACCACCGTTTTTATCGCATTCCATACGGTAGTAAATACGGTCTTGATGGCATTCATCACGGTGCTGATAACGGACGCCACTGCATTGATGACTGTTGTCACCTTGGATTTAATAGAATCCCAGACTGTGATGATGATTTCTTTACAGTTCTCCCAGATAAAACAGAATGGGAGAGTGATGATATCAACCGCAGCTTCCAGAATAGAGCCAATCAGCATGATGCCAGTCTGGACGATGTTTTTGATGGTCTCCCAGATTCCAGTGAAGAAGGAGACGATGCCATTCCAGATTCCTTCAAAGAAGGTCTTTATATTGGTCCAGACCTCATTCCAGCTAGTGCCAAACCAGCCGAGGACAACGTCAGCAACACCCTTGATAACATTCAGGATATTGGTGAAGAAGCTGCTGATTCCGTTCCAGATGGAAGAAAAGATTTCCTTCACTCCAGTCCATGCTTGGGACCAGTTTCCGGTAAAGATGCCGATAAAGACATCAAGGATACCGGTGATGACACCAGTCACAGTGGAGAGAATATTGGCGATGTGATTAAACACTCCTTCAAAGACAGGAGCGAGAATCTGACAAAATCCATCCCAGACGGTTTTTAGTACATCCACGATATCTGTGAACTGAAATCCCAGCGCATTCAGTCTGTCCACGATTCCTTGACAGAAGCCAGAAATGGTATCTTTGATACGAGTCCATGTTCCGATAATGGCATCACGGAATCCTTCGTTGGTCCTCCAAAGGTGAACAAAGGCAGCCACCAGAACAGCGATGACTGCAACAACTGCCAACACGGGAGCAGATACACCACCAAGTGCAGCGCCCAGCTTACCGAGCACACCAGTTCCACCTTGGATTGCGACTTTCAGTTTGCTGACACCATTGGCCAGTTTTACGAATCCCTGCATCGCCACACCAATTTTCGATATGGTCGTTCCGATGATGATTAGTAGCGGTCCGATGGAGGCGACCAAAAGAGCAATGGTAACAATGGTCCTCTTAGTACCTTCATCCATGCCGTTTAGCTTGTCCACGAAGCCTTGGAGCTTCGAGACGATAGAACGGATGGCAGGCATCAGAATATCACCAAAGGAAATGGCAAGCTCCTGAAGCTGTGATTTTAAGATAGTGAGCTGACCGGCAAGATTGTCCTGCATGGTCATAGCCATCTTTTCTGCAGAACCGTCACAGTTATCGATTGCAGAGGATAGCTTCTCGATATCGCCCTCGCCAGCATTCATCAGAGCGAGGAAGCCAGACATGGCATTCTTACCGACAAGGGATTCTGCAGCTTGTGCCTTTTCAGATTCCGTTAGGTTTCCGAAAGCAGAACGACAGTCAGCCAAAATATCGGAAAGGTCACGCATGGAACCATCCGCATTGGTGGTGGCGATAGTGACATCTCCGATAGCCTTACCACTGATTTTTACATCGCCGGCAAGTTTATTCATGATAGTACGAAGGGCGGTACCAGCTTGAGAAGATTTGATACCGGCATTTGCCATAAGACCGATAGCCTCAGCAGTATCCTCAGCAGAGAAACCAAGCGCACCAGCGATAGGAGCACAGTATTTGAAGGTTTCACCCATCATGGATACATTTGTATTTGCATTGGAAGATGCTGCAGCGAGGATGTCTGCAAAATGACCGGAGTCTTTTGCAGAAAGTCCGAAAGCAGTAAGGGCATCGGTCACGATGTCAGATGTGGTTGCAAGGTCCTCGCCAGAGGCAGCAGCCAAGTTCATGACACCTTCGATACCGCCAAGCATATCCTCCGTTTTTCATCCAGCCATCGCCATGTAGTTCATAGCTTCAGCAGCCTCGGTAGCAGAGAACTTGGTCTTGGAGCCCATCTCACGAGCTTTGTTACGAAGGTCGTCAAAGTCCTTACCCGTAGCACCAGAAACAGCAGCCACCTGACTCATAGCATCATTCATGATAAAGGATGCATTCTTTCTGTAAGGACGCTTCAGTGCATAGA